ATCTCCGACTCCATCTGGCCCGTGACCGAGGGGTTCTTTACCGACCTCGCGCCGCTGCGCCTGTGGCTGGTGATCTCCAACCCGCGACGCAACACCGGGCGCTTCTTCGAGTGCTTCCACAAGGACCGTGCGTTCTGGCAGACGCGCTACATCGACTCGCGCACCGTCGAGGGCGTGGATGCTGGCGTGTACCAGCGCATCGCGGACAAGTACGGAGAGGATCACGATGTCACCCGGGTCGAGGTCAAGGGTGAGTTCCCCCGCACTGGCTCGAACCAGTTCATCGGGCGCGAGGTGGTCAGCGATGCCGTGGCGCGCGACCTCACCCCGGACAACGGCGCGCCGCTGCTCCTGGGCATCGACATCGCACGCTTCGGTGACGATGAGACGGTGTTCCGGTTCCGCAAGGGACGCGACGCGCGCTCCCTGCCACCCGTCAAGCTCAAGGGTGCCGACACCATGGCCGTGGCGCGCGCCGCTGCCGGCATGATCGAGAAGCACAAGCCTGACGCCGTGTTCGTGGACGGTGGGGGCGTGGGTGGCGGGGTTGTCGATCGGCTGCGCGAGATGGGCTACCGCATCATCGAGGTGCAGTCGGGCGAGAAGGCCTACGACCCGGAGACCTACCTCAACCGCCGCGCCGAGATGTGGGGCAGCATGCGCCAGTGGCTCACCTACGGCTGCATCGACAACGACGCCACCCTGATCGACGACCTGACGGGGCCGGAGTACGCGCTCACTCTCAAGGGGCAGATCAAGCTGGAGTCCAAGGAGTCGATGAAGAAGCGCGGGCTCGCGTCCCCCGATGGCGGCGATGCACTGGCCCTGACGTTCAGCGAGCCGGTGGCCAGGACCGACCTTGCCGCGTCGCGCGGGGGCCACAGGCTCGCCGGACGGGTGGCGCAGAGCGACTACGACATTTTCGCGTGATGTGGTAGAGTCGCGCGAATCGCAGGAGTCTGACCCATGACCAAACTGTTCACCCCCAAGGTGTCGATGCCGGCAGCGCCTGCCCCGGCGCCCACGGTGGCCACCCCCGATGTTGAGGCTGCCGCTGAGGCCGAGCGCCGCCGCGCCCGCGCTGCCTCCGGCAAGGCGTCCACTATGCTGACCTCGCAGGAGAGCTACGCGGCTCCCACCGTCAGCGCCACCAAGCTGCTGGGAGGCTGACCATGGCCGACGACACCAAGAAAAAAGCGGATTCGATGCCGCTGGGCTCGGGCATGGCCGAGGATGCGCGCAAGAAGCTGCGGGTCGGGCCGGCCTACAAGGACTACCAGATGCAGAAGTACGCGGCGGGCGAGAAGCCCGTCTCGATGGATGACTGGCTTAAAGGCAAGCGGTAATCATGACCGACCCCCAAGACATCATCCGCACCTTCGAGAGTCTCAAGGGCTCCCGTGGGGTGTGGGAACAGCACTGGGAGGAGATCGCTGAGCGCGTCCTGCCTCGCCAAATCGGGTTCGTCGGCGACCGCACGGACGGCGAGAAGCGGACCCAGAAGGTTTTCGACTCCAAGCCCATGGTGGCGCTGGAACGCTTCGGCGCGGTCATGGACTCCATGCTCACGCCGCGTCAGTCCCGCTGGCACAACCTGCGCACGACCGACGAGGCGCTGAACCGCGAGTTCGAGGTTCAGGACTGGTTCTATCAGGTCAACAACATCCTCTATTCCGCTCGGTACAGCCCCAAGGCCAACTTCGCCGGCCAGAACTATGAGCGGTGGATCAGCACGGGCGCCTTCGGTACTGGCGCGCTGTTCATCGACTTCGACCCGGGTGTCAGCCTGCGCTACCGCTGCGTGAACCTGCGTGACCTGTTCTTCCTGGAGAACCACCAGGGCGTCATCGACACGGTGTACCGCATCTTCAAGTACACCGCGCGGCAGGCGGCGCAGCGGTGGGGTGAGCAGAACCTGCCGGAGTCGATCCGCAAGTGTCTGGACAACCCGAACAAGGTGCACGAGAAGCATGACTTCCTGCATGTGGTGGCGCCGCGTCAGGACTACGAACCGGGGCGCATGGATGCGCGGGGCAAGCCCTTCGCCTCCTACTACATCGCGCTGCGCGACAAGGTGTTCGTGGCACCCGCTGGCGGCTACAGCACTTTCCCGTACTCGATCAGCCGCTACGTCACCGCACCCGATGAGGTCTATGGTCGCAGCCCCGCCATGTCGGCGCTGCCTGACATCAAGATGCTCAACGAGATGAGCAAGACCGACATCCGTGCGGTCCACAAGCTCATCGACCCGCCGCTGCTGCTGCACGATGACGGCATCCTCGGTGGTGGCGCCATGACCGTGAACATGCGCCCCGGTGGCCTGAATGTGGGCGGTGTCAACCGCAACGGGCAGCAGATGATCCAGCCGTTCACCACGGGCGCCCGGGTGGACATCGCCGACACCAAAATGGATCAGCGGCGCGCGGCCATTGACGATGCGTTCCTCGTCACGCTATTCCAGATTTTGGTGGAGACGCCGCGCATGACGGCCACCGAGGCGCTGATCCGTGCGCAGGAGAAGGGCATGCTGCTGACCCCCACCATGGGCCGCCAGCAGTCCGAGGCGCTGGGTCCGCTGATCGAGCGCGAGCTGTCGCTGCTGGCCGAGCATCGCGTCCTGCCACCGATGCCGCAGGCACTGCGCGAAGCCAACGGTGAATACGAGATCGTCTACGACTCGCCGATGAGCCGGATGCAGCGGGCCGAGGAACTGGTTGGCGTTCAGCGCACCATGGAGCTGCTGGCCCCGTTCGCCCAACTGCGCCCCGAGGTGTTGGACGTGTTCGATGACGACAAGCTGGCCCGCCTGACCGCCGAGGTCTCCGGTGTGCCGACGCCCGTGCTGCGCTCCCCCGAGGCGGTGCGCCAGTTGCGCGCGGAGCGGGCACAGGCGGCGCAGGATCAGCAGATGGTCGAGTCGGCGCAGCCCATCGCTGGCGCCATGAAGGATGTCGCGCAGGCCAACGCCCTGCTGACCCAGCAATGACCCTCAATCCGCTCACCCTGATTCGGCGCCGCGCTTACAAGGCGGCCTTCAACAATCCGGAGGGACGCAAAGTGCTTGCGGACCTGCGGCGCTTCTGTCGGGCAACCCTGCCCACAGCGGACGTGAACAACGTCCAGACCACGTATCTTCTGGAAGGGCGCAGGGAAGTCTGGTGTCGAATCCAGGCCCACCTGCAACTGACCGAGGATGATGTTTTCAAACTGATCGAGGATCAAAATGAGTGAAGCTACCGCCGCTCTGTTGAGCGATAACGGTGGCGGCCAAGGTGCCGCTGCCCCCAATGCAGCAGCGCCTGCCCCCGCACCCACGCCCGCATGGTACGGTCAGGCCGACGAGGCCACCGTCGCGTACATCACGAACAAGGGCTGGGACAACCCGGCCAAGGCTATCGAGAGCTACCGCAACCTGGAGAAGTTCGCCGGTGGCTCCAAGTCGCTGGTGGAACTGCCCGGTCCCGACGCCGACGAGTCCAAGCTCGGCGAGTTCTACAACCGCCTCGGTCGCCCAGAGTCGCCGGACAAGTACGGCATCACCCCGCCCGAGGGCGCCGACCCCGCGCTGACCGACTGGTTCAAGCAGACCGCCCACAAGCATGGCCTGACCGACAAGCAGGCCGGCGCGCTGTTCAATGAGTGGAACGGCAAGGTCGGAGAGATGTCGCAGGCCATGGAGCAGGAAGTCGCCCAACGGTCGGAGCAGGAGATCGCCGCTCTGAAGAAGGAGTGGGGTCAAGCCTACGACAAGCAGATCGACATGGGCAAGCGCGCCGTCGCCGCGCTGGGCATGAAGCAGGAGCAACTGGCCGCCTATGAGGCGAAGCTGGGGACCGGCGAGATGCTCAAGCTGTTCGCCATCCTCGGCTCCAAGATGGGTGAGGACACCTTCGAGGGCGGTGAGCGCACCGGTTCCGGTGGCTTCGGCATCACCCCTGCCGCCGCGCGCCAGCAGATCGCTGACCTCAAGACCGACAAGCAGTTCATGGAAGCCTACCTGACCGGCAGCAAGGAGCATGTGGCCAAGATGCAGCGTCTGATGGAGGCGGCCAATGGCTGACCTTCAGGACGTGCGCCTGCGCATCCTGGCCGTTCTGGTCCCCGTGGCGTCGCGCCACGGACTCACCGATCCCGCCGGCCTGATCGAAACCGCTGGCGTGCTGGAAAAATATGTGGTAGGCTCTGCCGCATCTGACGTGACAACGCCCGACACGTCGAATCGAGGGATGCTGAAACTGCCCCGCAAGGAAAAGCAGACCGCAGCGCCTCCCGAATTCCTGACCCCGCCGATGGTGGACAAGTCGAACCAAGCCCCCGGGTAATCTTGTTTCAACTTTTCGGAGTCCATCATGAGCTTTGAAGTCTCTACTGCCTTTGTGCAGCAGTACACGACCAACGTCGAGCTGCTGCTCCAGCAACGCGGTTCCAAGCTGCGCGGCCTCGTGTCCACTGGTTCCTACACCGGCAAGGCCGCGAAAGCCGTCGAGCAGATCGGTGCCGTCACCGCGCAACAGCGCACCACCCGTCACGGCGACACGCCGCTGATCTCCACCCCGCACGATGCCCGTTGGGTCTTCCCGACCGACTACGAGTGGGCCGACCTGATCGACGATCAGGACAAGCTGCGCATGCTGATCGACCCGACCAGCTCCTACGCACAGAACGGCGCCTTCGCGCTGGGCCGTGCCATGGACGACCTCATCATCGCCGCCGCCCTCAGCACCGCCAAGACCGGCGAGAACGGTTCGACCGACACCGCCTTCGACACTGCCAACATGCAGATCGCCGTCGGCGGCACCGGCCTGACCGTGGCCAAGCTGCGCACCGCCAAGAAGAAGCTGCTGCAACAGGAAGTGGACGTGGCGTCCGAGCAACTGTTCATCGCTGTCACCGCGCAGCAACTGGACGACCTGCTGGGCACCACCGAAGTGACCTCCGCCGACTTCAACACCGTCAAGGCGCTGGTGCAGGGCGACGTGGACACCTTCATGGGCTTCAAGTTCGTGCAGATCGAACGCCTGCTCCTGGACGGCTCCGGCGACCGCCGCTGCTTCGCGTGGGCCAAGTCCGGCCTGCACCTGGGCCTGTGGAACGACATCAACACCAAGATCACCGAGCGCGCCGACAAGTCGTACTCGATGCAGGTGTACGCCAAGGGCACCTTCGGTGCCACCCGCACCGACGAAGGCAAGGTCGTCGAGATCATCTGCAACGAGTGATGAAGGAGTAACACATCATGGCTCAAACCTACGCTCCCGAAGTCGCTGGTCTCGGCACCACCCCCACCACCGCCGCCAACGGTGGTGTGCAGGGCGGTCGCCTGCGTCGCTTCCGCGCCACCGTCCCGTTCGCCTCGCAGGCGGCTGGCGACACCGTGGTGCTGGCGAAAGTGCCTGCCGGCCACACCTTCGCCTACGGCATCGTGAACAACAGCGCCTCTTTCGGCGCCAGCGCCACCGTCGCCATCGGCCCGTCGTCCGCGCCCGGCAAGTACCGCACCGCCGCGACCCTGACCACGACCGGCCCGGTGCTGATCGGCAACTACACCGCTGCCGACGACGTGCCGCTGACCGCTGACGAAACCGTGCTGCTGACCGTGGCCAACGCCGCCCTGCCCTCCAGCGGCTCGGCTGTGATCGACCTGTACTTCTCGGCACCGTGATGAAGGGGGCTTCGGCCCCCTTCTCCCAATTTTGAGGATTCACCATGGCCCAGCGAAACCCTGACTTCGTGCAGCCCGGCAATGTGGACATGGAACATGCGACGCTCGTCACATGGTCGGGTCTGCTCAACGGTGACACCGGCACGCGGGTCAGCTACACCGACTTCCCCGACCGGACGGTCCAGTTCCTCGGCACCTTCGGCACGGGCGGATCCGTCTCCTTCGAGGGGAGCAACGACGGCACCAATTGGGTCGTGTTGACCGACCCGCAAGGCAACGCCATCACCAAGACCGCCGCAGGTATCGAGGCTGTGACCGAGACCCCGCGCTACGTTCGCCCGAACGTGACCGCTGGCGACGGCACCACCAATCTGACGGTCATCATGTTTGCGAGGACTCCGCGATGAGCTATCAAACCGCACTGGACGCGCTGGGCAAGATGACCCGCGTCATCAAGGCGTTCGAAGACGCCGAGGTGGTGCTGAAAACTCTGACCGGTATCGAGCAGAACGAGAAGGAGCTGCGCGCCGCTGCTGACAAGGCCCGCGCGGAACTGGAATCGGTCAACCGCGAGCTGGCCGAAGCCAAGGACTTGGTGACGGCGGCTCGCAAGGCCGCAGCCAAGGTCAAGGAAGATGCCCAGACGAAGGCGGATCAGGTGACTGCTGCCGCACAGACCGCCGCCGCCGAGATCGAGGCTCAGACGGTCAACGCGGTCAACGGCCTGCGTGAAGAACTCGCCGCGACTCAGGAGGCCATCCGCACCGCACAGGCTGAACACGCCGAGGCAGTGGCGCAGCTTGCCGATGTGCAGTCGAAGCTGGCCGAAGCCCGCGCCAAGATCGCGTCGATGCTGGAGTAAGAGATGGCGAACGCGGTCTACCCCAAGTACATGGAGGCGGTGATCCAAGCCTCCGCCAACTCGTCGCTGGCTGGCACGCTCAAGGCTGCGCTGGTTGACACCGGCACCTACACCTACAGCGCCGCTCACGAGTTCTACTCGTCGGTTTCTGGTGTTGTCGGCACCCCTGGCACCATCGGGACCAAGACCTACACCAATGGCCTGCTCGACGGGGCCGACGTGACGTTCACCGCTGTCTCCGGTGCCACCGCTGAGGCGATCATCCTCTACATCGACACGGGCACCGCTGGCACCTCGCGGTTGGTGGCCTACATCGACACGGGTGCAACGGGTCTGCCGGTGACGCCCAACGGTGGCGACATCACGATCCAGTGGAACGCCTCCGGCATCATCCAGTTCTGATCCACCATGGCCTGCCTCGGCGCGATCCTGTACGACCCGACGACCGCGGTCACGAAGTCCACCGCCGCCTTGCTGGCGATGACGGCGCTGGACACGACCAACCTGCGGATCACCTTTACTGCGCCCACCTCGGGCCGGGTGCTGGTGCGCATCGTCTGTACCGTGCACGGCGCGACCACGTTCCCGCAGATCCTGCTGGGCGTCATGTCTGGCTCGACTGTGGTTGCCCGCGTGGCTCCGGTGGGTGCGCTCAAATCGACCGCGGTTGCCACTGCTCTGCTGACGCAGGATGCGACGTTTGTTGTGGGCGGCCTGACCTCTGGAAACTCCTACACATGGGACGCAGCCTATGGCGTGGAAACGCTGCTGGCATCCACCGGTATCAAGTACGGCGGCCCGAACAACACCACGGCCAACGACGCCTTTGGAGCGTTCCAGTACGAAATCTGGGAGGCTTAAATGCCGGGCGCAAGAATTGCGCGGCTGCACCCGTGGTCAAATGCGCCGTTTCGTCCTGCGCCGACGATCACCAGCCAGCCGAGTAACGCCAGCGTCGGTGCTGGTGCTACGGCTAATTTCTCGGTCACTGCGACCGATGCGCTGTCCTATCAGTGGCAGGAGTATGTAGAGGCAACGCCAGTCGTTGTCGCAGATGAGTACCGCTTTCACGACCTAGGCACGGCGGCCAGTCCTTCGGCGGTCAGCGTTGATGTGCCGACCGGAGCGCTGGCTGTTGTGGTGCATGTTGTCGGTTCGTCCGACGGTGCATCGCCGGTTAACGTCACGGGCGTATCGAGCGACTTCACCAGCACGTTCACGCGGGTGGATGAGCCTGGGTCGCTGACGGCTGTTTATGGCTGTGTGGCGTGGGCCAAGATCACCAGCCCGGGCGTCGGCAAGTCGCTGACGATCACCTTCGGTGGCGTAAACACCCTCAGTGGTGCAAGCGCCACGCTCTACTTTCTCAAGGATGTAAACCCCGACGACTTCGAGTTGTCGGCAGACACGGCGGCATCGGCAGACGGAACGACCGCTGCAACGGCCAGCGTCACCAGCGTTTCGACTGGTCTTGTCATTGCGCGTGATGTACGCATCGACGTGACCAATACGGCGGTCTACCCGAGCAACGAAGCCGGGTGGACGAGCCTGACGACTGGCCTGACGACGCAGACCTACACCAATGCGTCACGGCTGCGCAAGTTGACGACGCCGACCACGGGCACGGTCACTGCGACGACGCAGGACACCTACGGTTCGATGGTCACGGTCATCTCGATCAAGGGCCGTGCGTGGGTCAACGTCAGTGCAGGCAGTGGCGGCACGACCAGCAGCTACACCACGGCGACGACCGTGCTGGGAGACAGCGGGCGCATCTATCGCTGTCTGGTCACTGGATACGGCGGTCAGACGGCCAGCGACTCGGCCACGCTGACGGTCACGTCGGGTGGCGGCGGGTTGACGATCTCTCCGAGCCTGCTGACCCGCAGCAAGACGATCTACGGCCCGACGCTTACCCGTGGCGCTGTCTCCATCGCACCTGCGCTGCTGACGCGCAGCAGGACGATCTACGGTCCGACCGTGGCGCGCGGTGCTGTCAGTGTCGCCGCTCCGCTGCTCACCCGCAGCAAGACGATCATCGCGCCGACTGTCGTCCCGGGTGTGGTGTCGGTGGCACCCGCGCTGCTGACCAGGATCAAGGTCGTCTACGCGCCGACGTTGACCGTTGGTTCTGTGACCGTCGCGCCGCCGCTGCTGACCCGCAGCAAGACGATCTACGAGCCGGTGGTGTCGCAGGCCAGTGGAGCACAAACGATCATCGCACCGTTGTTGACCCGCAGCAAGACGATCTACGGTCCGACGATCCTGCGGGGCGCTGTGACCGTCGCACCGCCGCTGCTGACCCGCAGCAAGACCCTGTACGGTCCAACTGTCACGGTCGGAGCCCTCACCATCGTTCCGCCGCTGCTGACTCGTGGCAAGACGATCCTGTTCCCCACCGTGTCGGGAGGCGAGGCGCCTGCTTCTGCTGGCGGTCTGCTCCTACCTATCATTCGGCGGAGGAAACGGTAGAATGTGCCACCTGACCAACGGAGCCCGACATGGCATCAGTCGTTGACGTTTGCAACAAGGCGCTGGACAAGCTGGGTCACGGCGCGATCACCAGCCTTGACGACAACACCAAGGCCGCGCGCCTGTGCACGCGCATCTGGCCCACGGTGCGCGACTCGGTGCTGCGGGATCACCCGTGGAACTTCGCCATGACCCGCGCCGCGCTGGCGCCGGCAACGATTGCCCCGGTGTGGGGCTTCAGCGCCGCCTTCCCGTTCCCGGCTGACCTGATCCGTCTGTGCGAGGTGCGAGACCTGTCCACCAGCGAGTATCAGGTCGAGGGGCGCAGTATCTTGGCCGACGCCTCCGTGCTGTACGTGCGCTACGTTGCCCGGGTCGAAGACCCCAATCAGTACGATGCGCTGTTCATCGAGGCCGCCGCCGCACGCCTTGCCTTTGAGTTGGCCGAGCCGCTGACGCAGAGCAACACGAAGAAGGACATGCTGTGGCAGGAGTACACGGACAACCTGACCCGTGCCAAGAGCGCCGATGGTCAGGAGAACCCGCCTGTCCAGTTTGAGGAAGATGAGTGGATCGCGGTGAGGTACTGAGATGGCCAAGGCGTCCCCTCTGATCTACAGTTTCAACGCGGGCGAACTGTCCCCCGTTGCAAAGGGTCGGGTTGATCTCGACAAGTACAAGAACGGCTGCGAGACCCTTGAGAACTTCATCCCACAGGTGTTGGGGCCGGCGCGCAAGCGCCCCGGCACGCGCTTCGTGCGTGAGGTCAAGGACTCGTCGAAGCTGGTGCGCCTGATCCCCTTCGAGTACAGCACCACACAGGCCTTCGTGCTGGAGTTCGGCGACAACTACATCCGCTTCTACACCGAGGGCGGCGTGGTGCTGAACGCAGGCGTGCCTTACGAGATCGCCACCTACTACAACGACACCGAACTCGCCGAACTGAACTTCGCACAGTCGGCGGACGTGATCTACCTGACCCACCCGAACCACCGGGTCTACAAGCTCGCGCGGCTGGCGGCCACCAACTGGACGCTGACCGAGGTGCTGTTCGACAGCCCCGCGTTCCTGACCGAGAACAGCAGCAGCGTCACCATCACCCCCTCGGCCACCACCGGCAGCATCACGCTCACCCGGTCGGACCCCGCGTGGACAAGCGCCGACGTAGGGTCGGCTTACAAGTTCAGCACCACCCCCGCCGCCGACTACAACCAGTGGACCCAGGGGGTCGCGCACACGGCGGGTCAGCGGGTGCAGTATCAAGGGCGGGTGTATCTGGCGGCCAACAGCGCCACTGCCGGCGCGCGACCCCCGATCCACACCAGCGGGACTGTCAGCGACGGCGCCGTGAACTGGACTTACGAGCACAGCGGCAGCGGCTGGGCCACCGTCACCGGCATCGACACCGCCACTGTCGCATTCGCCACGGTCAACTCGATGCTGCCGACCACCAGCGCCACGACCCGGTGGTCCGAGAGCGCGTGGTCGGCCAAGCGAGGCTACCCGCGCACCGTTACCTTCTACGACGACCGGCTCTGGTTCGGCGGCACCTCGTATCGGCCTCAGACCCTGTGGGCCTCCGTGGTCGGTGACTACGAGAACTTCGAGTACGGCACGCGGGACGACGATGCGTTGAACTACACGATCAACACCCAAGACCTGAACACGATCACTTGGATGTCCCCGGGCAAGGTGCTGGCGGTCGGCACGTCCAACGGCGAGTTCACGGTCAGCGGCAACCAGATCACCGACCCTGTGACCCCGACGAGCGTGCGGATCACGCCGCAGACGCCCTACGGGTGCGCGGGTGACGTGCGCCCCTTGCGCATCGGCAGCTCCACGCTGTTCATGCAGCGCAGCAACCGCAAGATGCGCGAGTACACCTACAACTTCGACACGGACAGCTATGTCGCGCCGAACCTGACCCGGTTGGCCGACCACATCACCGAGGCTGGTGTCGTGGCGATGGCCTATCAGCAAGACCCGGACCAGATCGTCTGGTGCCCCGATGCAGACGGCAACCTGCTGGGCATGACCTACGAGCGCGATGAGAACGTGGTCGGCTGGCACCGGCATACGCTCAGTGGCGCAGTGGAGTCCGTGGTGACACTGCCTCATTGGGACGGCGATCAGGATGTGCTGTGGCTCGTGGTGCGCCGCACCATCAACGGCGCGACCAAGCGGTACATCGAGTACATGGAGAAGCACCACATCGACGAGTACGCGTTCTTCATGGACAGCGGGCTGACCTACGACGGTGCGGCGACCACCACCATCACCGGCCTGACCCACCTTGAAGGTGAGTCGGTGGCGATCCTGGCAGACGGCGCAGTGCATCCCGAGCGCACTGTGACCAGCGGGTCGATCACCCTGCAATACGCAGCGTCCGTGGTCAACGTGGGCCTGCCGTTCACCGCCACCGTCAAGACCCTGAACGTCGATGCTGGCGCGCAGGACGGCACCGCGCAGGGCAAGGTGCAGCGAATCCACAACACGGTGATCCGCCTGCATGAGACCGGCCCGGGCCTGTGGTACGGTCCCGACACGACCACGATGGACGAGCTGGCGTTTCGCAGCTCCGCCGATGCGATGGATGCACCCGTGCCGCTGTTCACGGGTGACACCGACATGCTGGCGTGGCCGGGTGAGTATGAACAAGGTGTGCAGATGACCGTGCAGCATCGACTGCCGACCCCCTGCACCATCATCGCGCTGATGCCTCAACTGGTGACAAATGATCGTTAGGCCATGGAAACCCGGGGACTCTGAGAGGGTGACGCTGCAACCCTCGCAGCGGTATTCCGGTGATCTGGCCGACGTGAGTCAAGACCTGACCCCGCTGTCTGATGCCGGGCTGGCGTGGACCGTTGAGGCGGGTAACGAGGTGATCTGCTGCGCTGGCCTGCTGCCTCAGTGGAGTGGGCGCGCGGTGGCTTGGGCGCTGGTGAGTCAGGACGCGGGGGCGCACTTCGCCGCGATCCACCGGGCCGTGAAGCGGTTTCTGGACGTGTCGGAGTTTCGCAGGATCGAGGCCCATGTGGACGTGGACTTCCCTCAGGGCGTCCGATGGATGAAAATGCTGGGATTCGAGTTTGAGGCGCGCATGCGGGGATTTCGCCCCGATGGTGCCGACATGCTGCTTTTTGCGAGGGTTCGATAATGGCATTCGTTGCTCCCATGATGGCCGCCGCTGCGCCGTACATGGCGGTCGCCGGCACACTGATGCAGGCTGGATCGGCCCGCGCGCAGGGGCAGGCTGCGCAAGCCGCTGCCAACTACAACGCTCGGTCTGCCGAGATCGAGGCGCAGTCGCGCGAGGCCGCGCAGCGTGCATCGTCGGCGCGCGAACTCGGTGCCGCCCGTGCTGCCATCGGAAAATCGGGCGCCACGATGGAGGGCACGCCGCTGATGGTGCTGGCCGAGTCGGCGGCCAACGCGGAGATCGACGCGCTGAACACGCGCTACACCGGTCAGCGACAGGCGTCGCTGTATCGGGCGCAGGGCGCGAATGCCCGAACCCAAGGTAACATCGGGGCCGGCACGTCGCTGCTGACTGGCCTGAGCAAACTCGCCTGAGGACACACCATGCCCAAGATTCCCTTCTACGAACAACAGACCACAGTCGGATCGGTCAGGGCTGACCAACAGGCCTTTGGTGCCGGCGTGGCGCAGGCGACCGGTGAGATGGGCAACGTGGTGGCTGACATCGGCGATCAGATCATGCGCCGCTCCGAGACCATCGAGCAGGCGATGCTGGGCCGCGACCTCGACCTGTGGGGTCAGGAGTCGCTGACCGCGCTGCGCGACACCGAGGACATCATGTCCCCCGACACGGTGGCGAAGTACGAAGCGGGTCTGGTGCAGAAGAAGGACGAACTGCTGGGTCGGTTCAAGGGGCGCACCGCCGCGCGCGCCGCGCTTCAGGCGAGTCTGGAGAACCAGACGTATCAGTACGTCAAGAGCGCACGGGCCGAACAGGTAAAGGCGCAGCAGCAGTTCATTGGCTCGGTGGTCGAGCAGAAGGCAAACTCGCTGGCCATCAGTGCCGGCTTTGCGCCGGAGCAGATCGACAACCTGATGCTGGAGATGGACAAGCAGATTGACAAGTTCGGCGATGCGCTGTCCCCGCAGGTCGCGCAGCAATACAAGGAAGCCGGTCGGGCGCGATTGGCCACCACGGCGATCAGCAATCTGCTGTCCACCGGCAAGGGTGCCACTGCCAAGGCGCTGCTGCAAAACCCCGAGATCGGCAAGTACCTCGACCCCGACACTTCGCGCCGGTTCGTCATCGACATCGCGGTGGACGAGGGTAAGGCGGCACAGGCCGCTGCTGAGACGCAGAAGCGCGTGCGCTCATGGACCGTCCGGCTCGGGCGTGACCTGACCCCTGCCGAGGTGATCCGAATCGAGTCCATGCCCGACAAGAAGGACATGACGGTGGCCGACCAGATCGCCGAGTACGAACTCATCACCGGAAAGCCGGCGCCGCAGAACGTCGTGGACGACTTCTACAAGCTCGACGGGGGCTCTGGCCCGGGTGGCATGTTCGGCAACAGCCTGCAAGGGCGCGCGCTGGCGTTCGTCACTGAAAACGCGGTCGCCTACGCCAACGGCTTGCTGGACCCCGACCAAGCCCGCGCCTTTGAGGCGTCCTACGCCGAGGCGTACAAGCCGGTGATGCGTCCGAACCCCGTCACCGGACAGATGGAGCAGATCACCCCGACCATCCCGAACTTCGTCGCGCAGGCGCTGGAGCGCGGTTCGCGCACCTACGGCGGAGTGAGCCTGACCCAGCCGACCCGCGCGCCTGCGGGTCAGTCCGGCCCGTCCCAGCAGACCTACCCCATCGACCAGTCAGGTAACGTCATGGGTGGCGGTAGCTGGCGACCCGGCGACACCGTGCGGCTGGCTGACGGCTCGGGTCGCATGGTCGGTGAAGCGGTGGTCGGTCCTGACGGTCACTTCACGATCAAGGGCGGCGGTGCTGCCGGTGGTACGCAGCCGGCCCCTGCTGGTGAGAAAACGATCTGGGAGATGGCCGACGATCTGGCTGGCCCGATCCCTGCCGCGAAGGCTGCTGTCGGTGACGTGCCGTTCATTGGCTCCATGGTCGGCGGCGGCGGTGAGACGGCGACCAACCGGGCCTACGTCAAGACTCAGGTGAGTCAGATGGTTGATGCGCTGTCGATCAATCCTCGCAACCCCGTCGCACTGGTTGAGATGATCCGTGGCGAGATCGACGTGGATCCGAAGGTCATGGGCGACCCCGCCGCTTATCGCAAGCGCATCGAGGGTGTGAGCCGCGCGCTGACGGAGCGTCTGATCGAGGAAACCGCAGCAGGTGCTGACCCGAACTTGCCGGCAAAGACTCGACAGGATGCGCTGGAAGTGGCCAACACGATCCGCAACTTCCAGCAGAAGCTGATGCCCCCGCAGGTCAAGAACCGCAAGGAGCTCGATCAGTTGGGCCTGCCGTCCGGCGCCAAGTTCATCGACCCCAACGGCGTGCTGCGCCAAGTCCCCTGAGGAAACCATGGACGACTTCAGCCAGTTCCCTCAAGTCCCCACCGATGCGCCGGCAGGTGGCGCGTCGGGCGAGTTCGACGAGTTCCCGCAGGTCGAGAACAAAGGTCAGGCCACGCTGCCCCAGCAAGGCTCTGCCGCGCTGGAGGCCGGTGCCCGTGGCGCGGCGCAGACCGGTGGATTCATGGCCGGCGCAATGCTCGGTGTGAAGGCCGGCACTGTCGCTGCTCCGTTCCTCGGTCCGTTCGCACCGGCTGGCCCCATCGTCGGCGGCATCGCTGGTGGTGTGGGTGGCTTCATGGCGGGCGAGAGCGCCGCTGAAGCCGCTGGCCTGCGCTCCCCTGAGCAGATGGACCCGTCTGTCCGGTCAGGTGCCTACTTCGGTGAGTCGCTGGGTGGTGGTCTTGCCGCCATGGGTGCGCCCTACGCTGCCGGCATGGTCGGTGCCAAGTTCGGCGGGTCGATGGTGGGGCGCTACCTTGACGACATCGTGCGCACGGCCATGGAGCGACCGATCATGTTCGCCGCGCAGGAACTGCCGTCCGTGGTGTCGGGTGCCGTGGCGGCTGGTGTCGCCGAGGCGGTGGCTCCGGGACGTGCAGGTGTTCGTATCGGCGCAGAGGTGACGGCGGGTCTGGTCAACCCGGTCAAGCTGGGCACCTACGCCGTCAAGACATCGTGGGGGCTGGTCAACAAGGCCGTAATGAAGTTCAGTCCCGCCGCGCAGCAGACCGCTGCCGCGAAGGTGCTGACTGAGCTGATGCAGAAGACCGGTGAAGACCCCAGCGCCACGATGCGGGTGATCCGCGAGATGCAGCGGCTCCCTGGTGCCAAGGAACTGACGGCTGCACAGCTCTCGGGCTCGCCGGCTCTCGGCGCGCTGCAACAGCACCTGTCGAAAGTGAACAGGGAGTTTGGTGAGGAAGCGGCCAAGAAGGCCGAGGACGCGCTGGACGTGATGCGCTGGCAGATCACCACGCTCGCCAAGACCGGCGATCCTGCGGCGCTGGCCGCTGCGGCGCAGATTCGCGGCGTCTACTTCCGCACCATCCTGTCGCAGTCCGTTGACGCAGCCGAGCAGCAGGCTCTGAAAGCAGCGGGCAAGATCGCCAAGGACACACCCGAGGCTCGGGAGCGCCTGAGCCTGCTGGCGCGCGAGGCGCTGGAGAAGGCGGTCGGCGACTCGCGGGTCGTGGAGAAGGAACTGTGGTCGAAGGTGGATGACGGGATCAAGGTCGGCACCACGAACCTGGAATCGACCTACGACGAGATCGCTGGCGACCTGCTGCCCGAGCTGCGAGGCCAGAAGATGCCCCCGGTCGTGCGCAAGTTCATTGAGCGCGTCACCACGCCCGGTGAGGCGGGCTTCGATTACGATCCTGTCGCCCTGTCGGTGCGCGAGATCGGCCTCAAGGACGCACCCGGCACCAACGCCAAGGAGATGAAGCAGCTTCGCAGCGAGTTGCTCGAACTCGGACGTCAGGCCGTGATCGCTGGTGAGGACAGTCAGGCGCGCATCTACAACCAGCTCGCCGAGGCGGTGCTGGACGACATGGACACGGCGTTCAAGGCGTCGAACAACACCGCCTACGACGAGGCGCGGGCCTTCACCAAAGAACTTAACGACACGTTTTCGCGCTCGTTCGCCGGAAAGGTGGTCGCGCAGGGCAAGTATGGCGACCGCGTGGCGCCGGAAATCCTGCTGCGCAAGGCGCTGGCTACCGGCAAGGAAGCGGGCGCCATGCAGCTTCGTGATCTGGAGGAAGCCACCCGATTCCTGGTCAACAAGGGGCTCGGTGACGACATTGCAGCCAAGCAGATGCTTGACGCGCAGGAGCGGATTTTCCGACTCGCTGCTGCTGATGCCGTGGACCCGCTGACCGGCAAGGCAAGCCCCGAGCGCATCAGCAAGTTCATCCGCGACAACGCCACGCTGCTCAAGCGGTTCCCGGAAGTCAAGGACGACCTGCTGATGGCGGTCAAGTCCGAGGCTCGTCTCAAGACCCTGACCAACCGGGCCAAGAACGTCGAGAGCTTGCTGGTCAAGCAGGGCGAGTTCGCATCGCTGTTCGGCGCCACTGGCACCGACCCTGCTGTGCGCGCGGCGGTGGCCCGCAAGGTCACGGATCGGGTGCTGGCTGCACCGGATCAGGAGGCCGAACTGACCCGTCTCATCAAGGTAGCGCAGGGTGGCGGTACGGGGCGCGGCGGGCGCATCGTCATCAAGCCCGAGGAGGCTGTGGACGGGCTGCGCGCGTCGCTGTTCGACTCGATCATCAACAAGGCCCGCAACCCACGCGACGGGGTGCTGAACGTCGAGCAGGTCAAGGCGCACCTGTTCGTCCCGACCAGTGCCGGCAAGAAGTCGCTGGTGCAGGTGATGCAGGAACAGGGTGTCATCAGCGCGCAGGAAGTCACCGGCATCCGGCGCATGTTCGACCTGCTGGGTAACATCCAGAAGGCGCAGAAACCCGGCACCGCGATCAACGTGGATACCGGGTTCTCCGATGCCGTGATGACCATGATGTCCCGCATCGTCGGCTCCAAATTGGCATCGAAGTTCCAGCAGGTCAGCGGTGGCGGGAACAGCGCGTCTCTGATCGTACATGGCGCGGCTGCGCGATTCGCCGAGCAGACGATGACGAAAGTGCCCGTCCAGACCGTCAACAAGATTCTCGTCGAGGCGCTCAACGACCCCGAGAAGATGACCCTGCTGTTGACCAAAGCCGACACACCGGAAAAGGCTGCCAAGCAGGCGCGACAGATTCACGCATGGCTCGTACAATCTGGTCTCACCGGGGCTTCCGATGCGGTGGGTCGCGACTATGAGCAGCCGCCGCAAGCCCCTGAGATGTTCAGTCAGTAGGAAACCTCATGACCATCAGCACCACCACCTCCAAGGTCGGCTACAACGGGAACGGTGTCACGACCGCTTTCTCGGTTCCGTTCCTGTTCCTGGCCAACGCCGACCTCACCGTGGTGCTGCTCTCCAGCGCCGGGGTGGAGACAACCCTCACCCTGTCCACACACTACACCGTCACGGGCGCCGGCAACGATTCGGGCGGCACGCTGACCATGGTCACGCCCCCGGCAGTCGGGGAGCGCCTGACCATCTTGCGTGAGGTGGCGCTGACGCAGGAGACGGATTACATCAGCGGCGACCCGTTCCCAGCCGAGACTCACGAGCGTGCGCTGGACCGGCTGGTCATGATCGCGCAACAGTTGACCGAGGTTGTCAGCCGGTCGCTGCGATTCCCGGTGTCCGACACGGCGTCCCCTGAACTTCCGGCACAGTCTATTCGTATGAACAAGCTCCTCGCGTTCGACAGCAACGGCGACATCACGGTCGCCGCACCAGTCACGGACAGTGCTACCGACCTCCGGCTTGATCTTGCCGATCCGACCGGTGCCACCCATGTCGGCGCAGATGATGGCGCCAGCGGGACCGTGTTCACCACCGTCGCGGGGTTCATCTCTTACATCCTGTCGTCGGCTGGCGCTGCACTGATGGGGTTCATCCAAGCGGGCGTCGGTGCAGTTCGGCGAAGCGTTCAGTCCAAGCTGCGTGATGTCATCAGTGTCAAGGACTTCGGAGCGATCGGGGACGGTGTGACTGACGATACGTCTGCGTTTCAATCCGCCATTGACGCGATCATTGCTGCCGGCGGGGGAGTGCTCCATGTTCCAGCCGGCATGTATCGTATCAGCAGCCTGATAACTGCCACATGCACTGCTCAACAGCACATCCGCATTGAAGGGCAAGGTCGATACGTATCGACACTGGATTTCTCTGGTTCCGCGTCAATGGGTATTTATTTCAACTCTACCTCGTTGGCAGACAATCAGTTGCCAGTGTTTGAGGTGTCAAGGCTTGGCTTGATTACATCCCGAGACGACTGCGGCAGTGCTCTTTATTTCAATTACGCAAACTCGAATAATATTGACGCAGCAGTGTATGTCGAGGATGTTCTGATTGCGCAGAACATTGACCGGATAGCGGACAGTGGTTCCGATTATGGATATTGGACAACCGGCATTCGTATCAACAATGCGAGGAACTCGGAACTACGGAACATTCATGCCTACGGTGAAATGAACCAATCGCCCACCTCATCGAGGGGTGTCTGGCTTGAGGGGGAAAGCACTGCCGTAGTAATCAGTGACTCGCTGTTCATGGAATGGACAACCGGTGTTGAAGCCACGGGAACATGTGAGGGCACTTATCTGAGCAACACCGATATTGTGTTCTGCCGATACGGTGCTCGGCACACAATTGCGTCTGGAGCGGAACCACAGTTCACTGTTGTCGGGTGTTCCTTCAATTGCGCGAACGTTGGCGTATGGTTGACGAACTCTCAGCAATCAGTTATCGCCGACTCTCTGTTTTACGCAACTTCTGCCCTTGACGCCGGTCCGTGGCCGGAATGGACAGGCGTCCTGATTCAGGGAACGGAAAGTCGGTTCAACAAGGTACACGGTTGCACGTTCGCGAAAGAGTCCGGTCGTACCGGAGATACCACCAACGGAATAGATTTCAACCAAGGGCGAAACTATACCGCCACAGGAAATCACTTCTTCGGATTCTCAGGTAATACTCTGACTCATGGTGTACACGTCAGGTCAGGTGTGACAAACGTTGTCATCAGTGAGGATAACCTTTTTGAATACGTTACCAATCTGACCAATTTTTCCACCGGCACAAAATCAGTCCGTCAGAAAACTATTCGGGCCGGGAGCGGGACGTATTCCACCGGGGATACCATTACATTCGATCAGGCGTTCAATGAGTCCGTCACTTCCGTGGTAGCTGTTCATTACGGGACAAACTCTGGCGTCAATGCGGCAGTTTCTGATCTCACAACGACCAGCTTCAAGATTCACCATAACGCAGGCAGCCCTGCATTGTTTACATGGACAGCCGTCGGATCATGACTGATCCGCTGGTGAACATGCTGACCACGTTGCGCACGGCCCTGCTGGACCGCGATACGTGGAGCCTGGAGCCGCTGGCCAGCATCTGCTCGCAGGCAATCGAACTGCGACAGCATGAACTCGGCACGCTGCCGCCCAAGCGCATGAGCCCGCGCCGGCATGACAGCGACGAACCCATCATTCTTGACCCGAAGGAGCTTTGGCCGTGATGCGCGCTCTGATTCTCGCCCTGTTCGTTCCGCTAGCACAGGCCCAGCCGGCCCGCCTGTACGATTGTTCCCCCTTTGTGAAGGGCGGGAGGGGCACCTACTACGTCGAGCCGATTGTGCGGGTCGGCCAGAAGGCGGTGCACTTCGCTTGGGCTTGTCAAGACGCCAAGACGGCGCAGGTGCGCAAGTTCCACTACTTCTGCGCGCTGTCGTCCTGCAACCCGGTGCAGTTCTCGCGCTCCATGTGGCTGATCGGCACAGGCCAAAGCACCGCCGCGAAGGAGTGGGCCGCGCACAGCACGATCACCACACCGGTCGGCAAGACCTCTCCGCACTACCCGATTGCACTGGAGGCTCAGGAAGTGCTGAACCAACTGCAAACCCGCATCAACGCCAAGGAAGCCGAATGAACCTGCACGACCAAGACACCGTGGATCGCATGTGGATCGCCGTGAAAACCATCCTGACCTGGATCGCCGCCGCGCTGGGCATCGGTACGTTCGCCGGCCTCGTCAACATCGTGGTCGGCATGCTCTCGGCCTGCTGGGTCGGGTATCAGCTCTACGCGGCGCTGAACTATGATCTGCCGATCAAGCGGGCCAAGTTGAAGGCTCTGCGCGACCAGCAGCATGACGCGCTTGATTCCACTCAACCCGGGAGTCTCTGATGTTGCCTATCGTCGCTGCACTGGCCAAAGCCGGCCTTCCGATCCTGGTCAACGCCATCACGGCGGTCGGCAAGGACGCCATCGAAAAGAAGCTGGGTATCGACATCGAAGATGCCACGCGAACCGAGGCGGGCCTCATCCGGCTGCGGGAACTGGAGTTCCAGCATGAGGAATGGCTCGTTGACGCATCGCTGCGCCAGATGGAGATGGAGAACAAGGCCGACGCCACGGCGCAGCAGAGCGTCACGGAGCGGTGGAAGTTCGATATGTCCAGCGACAGCTGGCTCTCGAAGAACGTGCGCCCGATCATCCTGCTCTACTGGACCGCCGCCATCACGGGCCTCATCATCCTGGACAGCGCGGTTCGGGAGTTCACCGTCAAGAACGCATGGGTGGAACTCATCGAGACCTCCTACCTGCTGGTTCTCGGTGCCTACTTCGTGGGTCGCACGGCGCAGCACATCACCAACATGCGGAGCAAGAAATGACACTCGGGGAACATCAGGAAGCGTTCACCGCTGACCTTGTGAAACTGTTGCAGCACGCCATGGCTCTCGGGTACGGTGTACGCATCGGTGAGGTGTTCCGCACGCCAGAGCAGCAGCAGATTTACATCAAGACCGGGCGCAGTCAGACCATGAACAGCCGCCACCTGAAGAAGTGTGCTGCCGACCTGCACTTCACGAAAAACGGCTCGCTGGTTTACCCCAAGGAACTCGGGGACTACTGGCAATCCCTGTCCCCTCTGAACTCGGCCGGCATGTTCTGGAAGACGTTCAAGGACGCACCCCACTTCGAGCGGCGGGTATGATCGGTGAACCCATCACGCAAGAAGCAAGCCAAACCCCGCACCGAGAAAATAGAGCGTCAACGCGACCAGCGACGCACGTATCGTGACAGATTGGTCAATGATGAGGTGCGCCGCCGGTTCGATCAACCCGACGTTCTGCCGGTGCGCGATGACGAAGGGTCGGGGTATCGACCATGACCATCAAACCCCGCGCGACAGGCGGTATTCCTTGACCGCGTTGCGCAGGCTCTGCTGGGTCGTGGCCTTGTCGTCCAGTGCAATCGCCTGAGCCTGATCCAGCGTGTCGCGCATCATGATGCGGTGACAGATCACAGGGACACCCTGACCCTGGCGGCGCAGGCGCGCGTTCATCTGCTCGTACAGGTCCAGCGACCATGTGAGCCCGAACCAGACGATGATGTGCCCGCGCTTCTGGAGACCATCGACACCGTGACCCATCGAGGCGGGGTGGCCGATCATCAGGGGAAGCGATCCGTTGGCCCAACGCGCCATGGCGTCGTTGAGCGCACCCTCCGTCTTGCACTCGGTCAGGTTCAC